CAAGGCCCATCTCTCCCTAGTACTATAAGTTCGGTGCCAGATTCACCGTTTATCCGACCAGAAGGGCTACAAAGTGACGAGTAAAGATGCAGAAGTTATCCCCATCAAGAGGGGGCTAGAACTTATAGGCAGCACGCAGCCTAGAATCCACACGCCTTTATTAAAGACAGCTAGCAAGGCGCAGGAGGTTGCGGATCTAGCCGAGAAGATCAACCTTCCGCTTATCCCTTGGCAGCGCTGGGTACTCGATGACCTTTTATCGGTAGATGCAAGCGGTACATTCCTAAAGAAGTCGGCGCTGGTGCTGGTTGCCAGACAGAATGGTAAGACTCACCTAGCTCGTATGCTTATATTGAGCCATCTCTTCCTGTGGGGCAGTAAGAACGTACTAGGCATGTCCTCTAACCGTAATATGGCCTTAGATACCTTCAGGCAAGTTGCTTATACGATAGAAGATAACGAGTTCCTATCTAAACAAGTACGCCAGATCAGATTAGCAAACGGTCAGGAGTCTATCGCGCTATTAAACGGCGCCAGGTATGAAATTGCAGCAGCTACGAGAGACGCACCTCGTGGAAAGACCGCCGACTTTCTTTATCTTGATGAACTTAGAGAGTGGTCGCAAGAGGCGTTTACCGCAGCGCTTCCTGTTACGCGAGCTAGGCCAAATGCAATGACCCTAATGACAAGTAATGCTGGCGATGGGTTTAGCGAAGTACTAAACGATCTAAAAGAACGCTGTATGTCCTATCCTCCAGCCAATTTAGGCTATTACGAGTACAGCGCCCCACAACACTGCAAAATACATGACCGTAAAGCCTGGACTATGGCCAACCCAGCGCTTGGACACCTAATCACCGAGCAAACACTAGAAGAGTCCGTTAATACTAATAGCGTGGAAGCCACACGAACCGAGATGCTTTGCCAGTGGGTAGATAGCGCAGTCAGCCCCTGGGTTTATGGTTCTATTGAGTCCTGTAGTGATAGCAATCTAGAACTACCTGTTGGACCACAAACAATCATGGCGTTTGATATTGCTCCTACCAGGAGATCGGGCGCTTTAGTTGCTGGCCAGATGAAAGACGGCAAGATAGCAGTTGGCTTGATGCAGTTATGGTCGAGCGAAGTAGCTGTTGATGAAACGAGAATGGCTAGCGATATAAATGAATGGGCCAGGAAGTATCATCCGACTATTATCTGCTATGACAAGTACGCTACACAAACTTTAGCCTCTAAATTAGAGCAAAGCGGTTGGCGTATGCAAGATGTATCGGGCCAGGCTTTCTACCAGGCGTGCAGTGACCTATCTGATGCTTTAGCGAATCAACGTTTGGTGCATTCGGGCCAGGCAGACTTAGTACAGCATCTAAACAACTGCGCAGCTAAAACAAATGACGCTGGCTGGCGCATAATCAGGCGTAAATCCGCGGGCGATGTTACCGCTGCCATTAGTTTGGCCATGGTGGCGTCTGAATTAACTAAACCACAAAGAACCGCCCAGATTATTGTCTAACTTGCACCAATAGTCCGTTTTATGGTATAACATGTACATATGGGTCTATTGTCTGCTTTGGGTATAAATAAAAAAACCGAATCTGTCCAAGCGCAATACGCCCCTGCCATCATGGACACAGCTTATGGCTATGGTTCATTTACTACAGGCGTTGGGAACTTCCTTGGCGGATTAGATCGTAACTACGCCATGCAAGTACCTGCGGTCAACCGTTGCAGAAACTTAATAGCTGGGGTAATCTCGTACCTGCCTTTAGAGTTGTATAAGAAATCTACAGGCGAAGAGCTAGCATCTCCCGTATGGCTAGAACAGCCAGACTATCGGCAGCCAAGATCCGTCACTATCTCATGGACCGTCGATAGTTTGCTCTTCTACGGAATCGCGTATTGGCGTGTCACGGAATTGTATGCCGATGATTTAAGACCATCACGATTTGAATGGGTTGCTAATAACCGAGTTACATTTACAACTAATAAATTCGGCACTGAGGTTAATAATTATTATGTCGATGGTGTTGAGTCACCTATGACTGGTATTGGCTCGCTGATTACATTCCAGGGCCTGACGCAAGGCGTATTACAAACCGCTGCTCGCACAATCCAAAGCGCACTAGATATTGAAAAGGCCGCAGCCGTATCTGCACAAACTCCAATGCCGTCGGGCTATATCAAGAACACAGGTGCGGACCTTCCAGAGCAACAAGTATCTGGATTACTAGCACAATGGAAACAAAGCAGACTAAATAGAAGTACTGCTTATCTTACTAGCACATTATCTTATGAAACGACAGGATTTAGTCCTAAAGACATGATGTACAACGAGGCACAACAGTACCTTTGCACTCAAATCAGCCGCGCCATGAATGTACCAGCCTACATGATCAGCGCGGACATGAATAACAGTATGACGTACCAGAACATCATTGATGGCCGTAAAGAATTCGTTGCTTACTCTCTACAACCGTTCATTTGTGCGATTGAGGACAGGCTTAGCATGGATGACATAACACCAAGAGGCCACGTCGTCAAATTCGCAATCGAGGAGTCCTTCTTACGTGCAGATACAATGAAGAGACTAGAAGCAATAGAGAAGATGCTAACCCTGGGACTAATTGACCTAGACACAGCTAAAGAAATGGAAGACATGACCCCAGAAGGAAGCGAGAGTAACGATGAAACTTACATTCAGTAGTCAAATAGAAAGCGCAGACGGCGAGCGCAGGATTATCGCTGGCAAGATCGTGCCGTACGAAGAAGTGGGCAACACTTCAGTCGGTAAAGTGGTATTTGCTAAAAACTCCATAGAGATTGGCGATCCTGGCAAAGTAAAAATGCTTATGCAGCACATGCCAGAAAAACCAATAGGTCGCATGCAAAACTTTAACAAAGCCGAAGATGGGATTTACGCTTCCTTTAAAATTAGCGCAAGCATGCAGGGCCAAGACGCACTCATCCTTGCAGGAGAGCAATTAATTGACGGCCTTTCAGTAGGCGTAGACGTAAACAAGTCTGTGCAGAAGAAAGAGTATCTATACGTAACAAGCGCCACCCTCCGCGAAGTAAGTCTGGTCGAATCGCCAGCATTTACGGCTGCGCAAGTAACTAAAGTTGCTGCTAGTGAAAACGAAGCAGAGACAGAAACCAAATCAACAGAAAGCGAGGCTCCTGTGGAAGACAAAGCAACACAGCCACAAGAAGCAAAGGCAGAGGCTGCTACTCCTACAGTAGAAGCCGCACGCCCAATTATTACAGCACCACTTATTCAAACAACTATCCGCACGCCTATTACTTCAATGGCTGCATACACAGAGCATAAGATTAAAGCTGCTCTAGGTAACGAAGACTCAAGACTGTACGTAACTGCAGCCGATGACTCATTCGCAACTAACCCAGCATTCAATCCAACACAGTATCTAACCGAGTTTGTAACTAACACTCGATTTGGAACTCCAGCAATTGATGCATGTTCACAAGGAACACTTCCAACAAGTGGAATGACAATCAGCGTGCCGTCTTTGGTGACTTCTGCTGGCGGTCAATCAGGTGTGGCACCAGAAGTAACTGTAGAGTTAGAGGCTGGCGCAGTACAAAATACTGGCATGGTCACTCAATATTTATCAGGTACAGTATCTAAGTACGCTGGTATGAATACCTTATCAGTGGAACTGCTTGAAAGATCAGATCCAAACTTCTATGCAGAACTTACAAAGCAATTAGAGTATGCATACTTGAAAACTCTAGATACAACCGTTGCTGCAGCTTTGATTACTGCTGGAACAGCAGCAACAAACACCACTGCTGATCTAGACGGTATTGTTACCTTTGCTTCAGAGGCAGCACGTAAGATTTACGAAAACACTGGTTACTTTGCACAAAATTATATTGCTAACCCAGCACAATGGGGCGCACTAATTGCTGCTCAAGACACCACAAAGCGACCTGTATTCACGGCGTTACAGCCTATGAATGCAGCAGGACAAGTTAGCGTTCAATCAATTCGAGGTAACGTTCTTGGATTAGACTTGTACGTTGATAAGAACCTGGCAGCAACTACTTTCGATGATGGTTCAGCGATTGTATTAGCCCCAGAAGCATTTACCGTATATCGCTCCGCTCAAAACTTCATGAGCGTAAACGTAGTATCAAACCTACAAGTACAAGTTGCGATTTATGGTTACATGGCAACAATTGCCAAAATGCCAAAGGGTATTTACCTATACAACAAGGCCTAAAAACCAATAAGTAATCTCTGGGGTTTAGTAGCCCTAACCCCAGAGAGCTATTAGCAGAGGAGTAGAGATGGCAGCCGCGTATGTGACTATGGCCGAGTTAAGGGCAAATCTTGGTATTGGCTCGCTCTACTCCGATGCAACTGTCGAGGAAGTATGTCAAACAGCAGAAGACCTGATCAATCAGTATCTTTGGTTTAATACTGCTCCAGTGGTAGGCACAGCACTACAAGATAACGTGGCAACTATTATGCTTGCCAACCCGAATGCCTTTGCAGCGACCCAATCAATAGTGGTTAGTGGTTGCGGTGCTACATTTAACGGCACGCACACAATTACAGGCACAATACCGCCAACCTCTGGCACCACTAGCCTCATCCCAGTATTTATGTACAACTACGGACAAGTTAATTATCCTAACGGATACTCATTTGTGCAGTACAACAAGACAGCAGCTAATCAAACATTCCATAAAGTATTACCTTACGGAGTAGCCACAGGCCCAGACCATAAGACCCAATCTTACGCGACAACTCCAGCCATACGAGAAAGTGCCATGATAGTGGCCGTTGATGTCTGGCAATCCAGACAGGTATCTCAAACAGGTGGAGTCGGTATGGATGGGATCAGTGCGAGCCCCTATCGGATGGGTTATCAGCTGATTAACAGAGTGCGCGGTCTCATCCAGCCGTATTCAAGTCCAGCGTCTCTGGTGGGCTAATGCCAGCAGCAATAACAACTCTTAGATCAACCTTAGCCACTACGCTGACAAACGCTGGCGTATGGTCAGTTTTCAGTTTCCCACCACCAACATTACTGGCAAACAGCGTCGTTATTACACCTGGCGATCCGTATATCGTCCCGTCTAACAACGATGAAATAAGCGTGAATCCATTAGCAAACTTTAAAGTGCTGATCACAAAGCCAGCGCTAGATAACCAAGGCAACTTGGCTGGCATGGAAGATTATATTTTAGCAGTAGTTACAAAACTGGCTGCTGCTACTTACCAAATGAACATCTCTAGTATTTCAGCGCCAGCGATGATTGCCGCAGCAAGTGGCGACCTGCTTGTGTCTGAGATTACTGTATCAATCCTCACGAGTTGGAGCTAACATGAGTTACAAAGGATTTACTGAAGAAGACCTTAGATTTCTGGCTAGAATCGGCCAGATTACCGAACCACCAGCAGCGGTTAAGAAACCTGCTCTAAAGAAAGAAGAGGAAGAATAATGGCCGTATTTCTAAGCAATGGTGCGGTTGTTACCCTTAACAGCGTCGATATTTCAGGCGTAGTTACAGGCGTTACAATTAACCGCAGCTTTGATGAACTGGAAGTCACAGCAATGGGTGACTCCGCACATAAATTTACAAAGGGACTGGAAGCATCAACGATAACTTTGGAACTGCTCAACGATACAGCAGCATCAGGTGCTAACGCAGTTACTGCAACACTTGCAGCAGCATGGGGTACAACAGTGCCACTAGTAATCAAGCGCTCAAACGCAGTGATTAGCACTACTAATCCTGAGTATCAAACTACTGTGCTGGTTAATAACACACAGGACCTAAACGGATCTGTAGCCGACATTTCTACTCAGAGCATTACATTTACCTGTAATTCAGTTATAGTAGTCGACGTAACACCATAACTAAGGAGCAATAATGGCAAAGCTAAAGATAACAAGGGCTAATGGCGAAGTCACAGAACACAAAATAACGCCAGGTGTTGAGTACGCTTTCGAGTTAAAGTATCAAGCAGGAATTAGTAAAGTCCTACGCGACCACGAAAGGCAGACCGAGATTTACTTCTTGGCGCACGAGTGCTTGCGTAGGGCTAACATAACTGTTCCTTTATTTGGTGCCGAGTTTATAGACAGCTTAGAAACTGTCGAGGTATTAGACGAAGAAAAAAAATAGTTCAGCGTGATTCCACGCTCTATACGATAGCCAGCCTATCTGTAGAACTTGGGATTGCGCCTAATGAGTTCATTAATATGGACCCAGAAATGCTGCGAGCAATCGTGCAGGTGCTTAGCGATAGGGCAAAGGAGATCAAAAATGCCAGTCGTAATAGAAGGCATTAAAGAAGTCCTGGGTGGTCTTGATGTAATTGATGAAGAAATGCGCAGGCGCATTGTATTTATAACCGAGCCAATGATGCGCAAAGTAGCTGCTAAAGCACAGGGATATGTGCCAGGTAATCAAGACGTACTATCGGGCTGGGCTAAACCAATATCATCACCAGATATTAAATACAAACCATTTCCTAAATACGATGCTGCTGTTGCTAGAGCAGGTATTGGTTACAATCGAGGCGAGAATAAAACCTTTGCTAACGGTTGGAAGGTAGCAAGCTATGTTTACAACGCTAGTCGGCCTGGCGCTATATATGAGGTTGCAGGTCGTCTTAACCCAGAAGGCCGCGCACCATTTACATTTAGGCATGAAGGCAGCGGGACATACACTAAAAAATCTGCTAGAAGTAGAGCCCTTCAGGAATACAAATCAAACAACCCATTTGCTAGCCAGCAGTTCGTAGCCGCATTACCTAAAGTTACATCTCAACCAAAGATTAAAGATATTAGAGGCGGCGGTCGTAAAACTAAGGGCCGTTTAATTTATAGGGCCTGGGCAGAAGATAGTCCTGAGATATACAGAGCCGTGATCAGGGCGGTTAATGTTACTGCTGAGTTATTTAATAAAAAAACAGAGATTAAGAAGGCAGCGTAATGGCCAATATAGTTGCATCGGTAATAGCCACCTTTAATGGCAAGGCGCTTACTAAAGGCAAAAAGGAAATCTCTTCCTTTGATAAAACGGTTAAAAAACTAGGCAAAACTTTCGCAGCCACGTTTGGCGCATATCAATTATTAGCATTTAGTAAGAAGGCCGTTGCTGCATTTGCAGCCGATGAGAAGGCCGCTAAATCACTTGAAGTACAGTTAAAGAACACAGGATTTGCATTCTCAGCGCCAGGAGTAGAGGCGTACATAGGCAGTTTACAAAAACTATATGGCGTGCTTGACGATGAGTTAAGGCCAGCGTTCCAGCAACTACTAACAGCAACAGGATCAATCACTAAGAGCCAAGATGCACTGGAAACTGCGTTAAACGTAAGCGCAGCCACAGGTAAATCATTAAGTGAAGTAAGCGCAGCATTGACACGCGGATTCTCAGGCAATACCACGGGCCTTACCAGGCTAGGTGCAGGGCTAAGTAAAGCCACGCTAAAGACTGGCGACATGGATAAAATCATGGAAGAGTTAAACGCTAAGTTTGCAGGCCAAGCAACAGCTAGGCTGGGAACCTATGCAGGCAAGATGAGTCTTATATCGGTTGCTTCTGCCGATGCAACGGAAATCATAGGTAAAGGTCTAATAGATGCGTTAACTGCTTTAGGCGATGATAACAGTATAGATACGCTAACAAATAGTATGACCGACCTTGCCACGGGCATAGCCGATGTAACTAGGGGTATAGGAGAGTTGGCTGCTGGAATAAAAACGGTGGCAAACCTGCCTGGCTTAAAACAATTATTAAAGTTCTCTTACGAAATGAGCGCTGTTGGATTGTTACAGCGTCTAGGCAGAATGAGTGCGCCAGCAGCAGTTTTACCAGCTAATCAACAACGCAGCGCAGGCCGTATTGATGCAAAACGATTCCAGACTGAAGATAAACTAGCAAAAGCCAAGGCAGCAGAATTAGCACTATTACTTAAGAAGAACGCTATTGAAAATAAAAACGTAGAGGAACTACGCAAGAAGTTTGACCTAGAGCGGATTGGCCTAACTGCTGCCCTAAACAGCGCAACCGATGAAGAGACTAAGTTACGCTTAAAGGCACAACTAGCAATCTTAGACAACAATGACGCCCTGGCTAAGAAGTTATTAGCCGAGTTAGAAGCCGCTGAAGCGTTAAAGAAGTTAGCAGAGCAGGCAAAACTAGCAGGTATGTCTTTAGAAGAATTTGCATTATTTAAAGTCAAAACACTTAATACTAAAATAGATGATTACTTACAAAACACAGCCTTAGAAATGGTGAGGGCTTTAAACGCTCAGATAGCCGCATTCATAGCTTCAATGGGTGGGGTTGCTAAGACTCCCTCTACAACAACATTGCCATCTTCACCTGCACGTGCGCCGTTACCAGCTGCATATTTCCAAGACTTAGCAACGCAACTAGTAGGCACAGCCTCTTATTCTGGTATGAACGTGTCACAAATAGCAACCGAAAGAGCCAGGGAATCTGGCAATAGGTCCGTAGATGTAAACGTAAGAATTGACACACCGTCTGGTGATAAGTTTGCACAGCTAGTAGCCGAGAGCATTCAAGTCGCTGGCCGTAGTGGATATAGCACTACTGGCGCAGGCCAATTACCATAATGCCAATACCAGTAATAAATGCAGTAATTAACTTTAGCACTGGGCCATCGTTTGCTCAGGCTATGATATTAGATACAGGCATATTAGACACTAACGTATTAGCAGATTCAACAGCCGTAATCGTAGATGTATCAAATCAAATTAACCGCATAGAAACTAACCGAGGCCGCACTGCTTTATCCGATCAATTCCAAACAGGGGCATTAACTTTACGCATTATCGATCAAAATGGCGACTTCAATCCCCAGAACGTCAGCGGACCGTATTATAATTTATTAACGCCAATGAAGAAGGTGCAGATTACTGCTACCTATGGAAGCGTTACCTATCCTATATTTTCAGGCTTCATTACAAGCTATGTGACTATTTACCCAGGCGAATCCGATGATACTGTAGCCATTACTACTATCCAGGCGGTGGATGCGTTCAGGTTGGCCCAGGTAGCGCAGATCAGCACAGTTACAGATGCGACTGCTGGACAATTATCTGGCACACGTATTAACAAGATATTAGATGAAATTGACTGGCCAGCAACCATGCGTGACGTAGATGCAGGCCTTACCACTATGCAGGCAGACCCTGGTACTAACCGCACAGCCTTGGCTGCCCTGACTACCGTAGCCACCTCAGAGTATGGGGCTTTATACGTAGACGCTGCTGGATCCTTTGTATTTCAAGACAGAAATGTAACGGCTGGATCTATTGGCGGCACGCCCACAATCTTCGCAGATAATGGCACAGGTATTGTTTACTTCGATGCTAGTTGGATTCTTAACGATGTGCTTATATTTAATAAAGCCACAATCACTAGGTCAGGAGGTAGCGCCCAGGTAGCCCTAAATCAAGCGAGCATTGATAAGTACTTTCTACACAGCTACTTCTTAGACAACCTACTTATGCAGAGCGATGCGGTAGCACTGGATTACGCACAGGCTTATGTCGCTAGCCGAGCAGAAACTAGTATCCGCGTGGACTCAATAGTGCTTGACCTATACACGGCCAATTACAACACGGGCATCATTGCAGCCTTAGACCTAGACTTCTTTGATCCGATAAAAGTAATCACTACCCAGCCAGGCGGATCTACCTTAGAGAAAACACTTCAGATTTTCGGTGTACGTATGAATATAACACCGAATAGTTGGCGCACTACGTTCACGACATTAGAGCCCGTCATAGACGCATTTATCCTAAATGATACGATTTATGGCACTTTAGACTATAATGTCCTAAGTTACTAAGGGGTATCATGGCAAAACAAACGTTCACGACTGGGCAGGTATTAACAGCTGCACAGATGACTTCACTACAACAGACAGCGATGCTTGGCGGTGCTGCATCTGCTAAGGTTGCAAGTTACACATTAGTAGCTGCCGATGCTGGTACAGCCATTTCTATGTCTAATGCAAGTGCAACAACAATTACTGTTAACACAGGATTATTCGCAGCAGGCGATACAGTATTTATACAAAATATAGGTGCAGGTGCTTGCACAATTACAGCAGGTACAGCCACAGTAGCAACAGCTGGGAGTTTAATTCTGCCACAAAATGATGCTGGTATTTTATATTTTACATCTACAGGTGCTGCTACATTTTATGATTTTATACAGGTTGGAGCAGTATCACCATTAACTACTAAAGGTGATCTTTATGGATTTAGTACAGTAGATGCTCGTATTCCTATTGGTACAAATAATCAAGTTTTAACAGCTGATTCTGCACAAGCACTTGGATTAAAATGGGCTACTCCTGCAAGCGGTGGTAAAGTTTTGCAGGTAGTAAATGCAGAAACTACAACTGCAACAACTATTGCTAGCACAAGTTATACTGATACTACAATAACTGCAACAATTACTCCCACCTCAGCAACAAGTAAAATCTTAATTTTAGTAACTGGATACGTTCAATTGTATCGTGGAAGTCTTGCAAGTAATCAACAGTCATTAAAGGTTCAAATTGTAAAAAATGGATCATCACTTAAAGACTTTGGGTTTATAACAACTTTTACAGCAGGCGGCACTTTTGAGTTAAATTTTAGAACAACATATTCACAAACTTATTTAGACAGCCCAGCATCAACAAGTGCGCTCACATACAAAATTCAAGCCGCCGCAGAAACAACTGCAAATAGTGGTGCAGTTTATTGGAACCAACAAGGCACTAACACTAGCACAATTCAATTATTAGAAATAGGTGCATGATGAGCAATGACTTAGCAAAAGCAATTAACAAGTTAAAACCTAATGCAGAGTTTTCATTTCAAGATGATGATTACTCAACAATCAAATGGGATGTGCTCGATGGCGATGCACCTACTCAAAAAGAGATAGATGCTGCTATTAAAGAAATTAAAGCAGATGAGGCACAAGCAGAAGCAACTAAGGCAACTGCTAAGGCAGCACTGTTAAGCAGACTTGGTATCACAGCTGAGGAAGCCGTTTTACTTCTCTCATAATGAAGCCTTGGCTATGCGCTGCAGGTACACAGTTAAGAGATCAGATTGATACCTGGTACCCAGATCGTCGCACTACCAATTGCGGATGGTTGGGCGATGCTCGTCATGCCACCAGAAAATCAGATCATAATCCAGACACAGATGGGTGTGTCAGAGCCATTGATGTGGATTCTCGCTTGGATTCATCCGAAGGGATCTCAATATATTTGGCTGACCAGATCAGACTATGCGCTAAAACCGATAAACGCATATCTTACGTGATACACAATGGCATGATTGCAAGCAAGATACTTAACTTTAAATGGCGTAAATACTCAGGATTTAACAAACACAAAAAGCACATACATATTAGTTTTACAAAGAATGGTGATAAAGATTCCAGGCCGTTTGATATACCACTACTAGGGGGCAAAATATGAAGATAAGCAAGAAGCAGAAAGCAATACTTAAATCATACTTTAGGGGTGTGCTTGTATCATTTTTAACATTCTTAGCTAGTAATGAGCTAGGACTAGATCCAGTGGTGTCTGTAGTTATTGCCGCACTAGCAGGACCAGCAGCCAGGGCTTTAGATAAATCCGACAGCGCCTATGGCCTCGGTGCCGATGAAGCATGACACCAGGAGATTGGGTCGCTTTAGCGGTTGGCGTATGCGCCGTATGTACAAGTTTATTAGTGGCTCTGCGCTGGGTTATTAAGTCTTACTTACAAGAACTTAAGCCCAATAGTGGATCCAGTATGAAGGATCAATTAACTCGGCTAGAACAGCGTGTTGATGATCTATATTCTCTAATAGTTAAGCGACAATAGTCACGTGGCTGATACCAGACGCAAGCGTAAGAAGATCAACAGACGCGTAGTGCGTAAATCACCTGACCCATTAACTAAGTTAGATCAGCATTATATTGCTATGAACGAGATTTTTAAGGCTGCAAAGAAGGCTGGTTTCAGCGATAGTTGTGCTCTGTACTTCGTGTCAGATAGGGCAACCATGCCCGACTGGGTCATAGGTGATGGCGGCATCATACCTAGTATCGATCCTACTGAAGAGGATGAAGATTAAGCGTTGGCTTGTAATCTCAGATTTACAGGTACCGTATCAGTTGGACTCTGCGGTGCGCAACTTAATCAAGTTAGCAAGGCGAGAAAAGTTTGACTCTGTATTGGTGGTTGGTGATGAGATTGACTTTCAGTCGATTAGTAAATGGAGCGAAGGAACACCTCTGGCTTATAGCGAGGATTTACACGCTGATCGTGAGCTATGTAAGCAGATACTCTGGGATATCGGTGAGTACAGTCCAGAAATGCACATTATCCGCAGCAATCATACTGATCGCTTATACAATACTCTTCTAAAAGTCCCTGGCCTAATCAACCTACCTGAACTGCAATACCCAGCCTTTATGGGCTTTGCCGATATGGGTATGACCTATCACCGCAAAGCGTATGAGTTCTATCCCGACTGGGTACTTTGCCACGGTGATGAAGGAAGTATGAGCCAGCACGCAGGTATTACAGCTATTAACCTGGCTAAGAAGTTTGGTAAATCAGTACTGGCAGGACATTCCCACAGGCTTGGCATGAGTGCCTACACAGAGGGCGTAAACGGCCATTACAGGGCCTTATACGGCATAGAGAGTGGGAACCTAATGGACCGTAAGAAAGCAGGCTATATTCGCTATAACAGCGCGAATTGGCAGAACGGTTATGTTATACTCGAAGCCGCAGGTAAGACGCTAACACCTACGTTAGTGCCTATCGATCCAAAGGATGGCTCATTCACCGCACTGGGCAGGTATTACGGGTAAATCGTTACCAAATCGTTATACAAATACGCCCCAAAACTATCCACAAAGTCGTACACAGATGCCATACTTTTGTCGTGCCACAAAGTATGTGCGCATAGTTAGGGCTATATGAAGATACAGATTGAGTTAAAAGCAGTTGATTTTGAGCATCTATGGATTAATTCTATGGAATGGATGAATAACGACTGGCAGAAACAGGCGGACCGCTTTGAACCGATGCCGTTGTTTACCTGGGCATACGCATACTGGTTTGATAATTACGCTGCGTTGAAATTAGCGGAGGGCTTTATAGCTGGGTTAGGCAAGAACTACGCTATACATAGTGATGAGAATACTGGCGACTGGGTAATGCTTACTAGTTACGCTAGTCCCTGCCACCTACGCAAGACACTGGTAAACGCATGATAGAGACAACCGCACCTTGGATAGTTGTTTACTCCGTGTTTGGTTATTTTATTCTTTGGGGCGTTTATTCAACTATTAAGGATAATGCGTTCCAGGCTGGGTACTGGAAAGGCCGTAAAGACGGCTTTGAAATGCACCGCAGGATTACAGATAGCAAAACTAATGCCGACAACAACTGAACAGCTACTAGATAATGTCGTCAAAACTATTCATGCGCGAGGTCTCAACTATGGGCATCCGATTACAAAC